TTCCCTCCGTTGTTTTTATGAAATATGCCATCCTTATAGAATAATCGAATTTTCCCTTTCTCGTATATCCATACCTCATCAATTCGTGTGTTGATGTTCAACCGTGCCATTATCATTTTTCTGATGTATCTGTCTGAACATCCACGGGTATTGTCTATTATTAAGTTTGGAGCTTGCTTAAATCCATGGGAAAGCATGTGCTTGACTTTCTCTTTGTGCCAAGGTCGAACAAAACTTTCAAACTCATATAACATTCCGTCAATTGACAGGTCAGGACATTTCCTTTCATAAGGAGTTCCTATTAATGCCCCGTATATGTCTTTATATTCTTGAGATTTGAAATGAACGGATGGTGTCAATTTGACCGAGTGTCCCTTCCTTGCGAATTCTGTTCCCAAGGTCTTCAGCTTCTTGTAGTCTGATTTCTTCTTGTCGATGTCCGGATGGATGTAAAGCAGACCTCCGTTTCTAAATTGCTTCTCCAACTTGAATCCGTCAGAAGTCAGACGTGTTATGCACGCCTTGATATACGGGCAGTTGTAGCAGTCTTTCTTACGGTCATAGAACACGGCCGCAAGACGGTTCTTTATGCTTGCATTGTAGAATCCGCAATGCTCACAGTCGGACGGGAAATACGGGTGATCATCCGAGAACACCTGCCCGGTCTTCGCCGGATTGCCTCCGAGTCCTGGGGACGGCTCCGCGATACCTTCCCCACCGAGTCCGGCGTTGTCAGTCACGGGGCTGTCAGTGGATTGCCAACCGCATTGGCATCCCCATTCATCCCCCGGCTTGTGTTCGTCCCAGAAAGGGTCGCCTACCGGCCAGATATGGTGATAGAACGGCATATGGGACTCGCGGGGATTGACAGCCGTACTTGGCAGCCATTCGATATTCGGGAATACATCCGCCTCGTCTATGAACTGTCTCATTTCCGATGCCCTGTGTGCACGCTTTATGGCCGTGTCATATTCTGTCCGGAGCCACGCATTGACATGGTGGTTTACAAGCCCCTCGGTGTCCTGTTTGAACTGCCGGAATGGTTTGATGTTTCCGCTCTCATCCAGAAGCTTTGATGCCATGTCACGGCCCATCCGATGTGCCTTGAACGCAGCGAAGACCTCAGTGTTTGTCAGCAGCTCTTTCTTGAATCCGCTGCTGTTCCCGGACTTGTCATCATACGCGGTGTCAATGCCGTTGGCCAGAATTCGGTTGACTTCGGAGAAGAGTCCTTTGTCAATCTGTGTCCTGGTGTCCAGCTGACGGCTTTGGATGTTCTTCAGAGCATTCTCAATGATGCTGGAATCGAATGTGAACGGAACGGATGTCTTGTGGTCATCCATCGCGTCCTGATACAGGGCATCGACTACCAGTCTAAATCCGCCCCGCTGCCCTGCAGGGCCTTGACGAAAAAACCGACCATCCGGTTGAAGGCGTTACCTTTCTTCTTGCCTTTGCCATCAGGGTCCTTTTTCGGGTCTTGCTTTGGCTCCGGCTGGCCATTGCCGTCCTTGCCATCATCATCCGGGGCCGGATTGTTATCCTTTTTGCCATCCTGTGCTGATGGTGAAACCGGAACCGAATGGGCGCTTTTCAGTTCCTCCTTCATGGCTTCGTAATCCTTTGGCTTCGGTATTCCGAATTCCTCATAGAGATAGTCGTCATCGATAGGAAGCATCATGTCATTCTTCAGTGTCTTGAGGACATTGACCTTCTCCTGACTGTTCTTGCTCTTCGGAGGGACGAAGAAGAACTCACCGCCATCGGTGTTGATGCCGAGGCGCGCGAAGGTGTCTGTCATCTCATAGTTGAGAATATTCAGGATGCTCTGCTTGATGAAGAAGTTGATATCCTCCTCACCCTCCTTCTGGACAGTTCCGAGAGCTTGCGTGCCTTTGTCCCCGGCTTCGGTGGTGAGGGTGTTGCCGGTGACGGCCTTGCTTATCTCGTTGTTGCAATAGGTTCCGAGTTTTTCATAAAGGTCGCCACCTCCTGAGACATTCTGTGCCTGTATGAGATTGAGCTGCGTGTTGTCTGGATGCACAAGAACTCCAGCCCCGCCCATTTCCGCAAGGTCGTTCACAAGCTTCTTTCGTGCTTCCTCATCCCATGCGTTATAGGTGCCTTCCCGGATCGGCCGCCCGAAGATTTCCGCGAAATCCGCCCAATCCCCGACATTGTTCCTTTTAAGGATAACCCAGAATGCGGCGACGGCAAGGTTTCCTATCTGCCGTGG